TCAGTATCAGAAACAATAATCTCATTTTCCTGTTCTTCTTTGTTTCCACCAATCAAATAACCCATTAAGAAATTCCCCTCTTCTTCATTTCAGCTTCAATATCGACCAATTTTTGTTTTGACTTAAGCATTTTCTTCTTGAATGTCTTTCGGTCAAGATACATTTTCTCCATCAGTTCAGGAAGAATTCCACGAGTATCTTTACGATACATAGCACCATTAGCACATACAGAATAGTCCTTATAAAGTTCAAAGTTTATTTCTTCATTCAGAATTTTATCTACTGTAACTGTTGGATGCCTATCATCAAGAAGTGTTTCTGGAGAAATATTGTATTGCATGATCAAGTGTGGATACAGTGAGTTAAGGTCAAAGTTCACAACCCAGTCATAGACTCCTGGAGTTGGTTCTTTAACATAAGCACCTGCATACTTCTCATCCTTGTGAGACCTATTCTTTGGAGGAATAACGATGTTCCTCTTCTTCAGATAGTTGTAGATAATATTGTCCCACATACGAACCTGAAAAAATACATCCTCATAGTTTACTTTAGCGTCGTATGCCATCGTAATAGCCAACTCAATCAGTTTCATCTTTTCCTCAAGACGATCCACGAGTTCCACGTCAATGATGTTATACTCCACGAACTTTTGCCAGTTTTGAGTATAGAAATCTTTGAAAGTATCAAACTCTGAGTGATCCAGTTTCTTCTGACCAAGTTCTACTGAAGCAATATGATCCAAACGATAAGATTCTTGGTTCGTATAAGTGAATTTTTTATACAATTCCAAGTAATCTAATTGGGTGATTCCACCAATATCATAATCAATATGCTTTCTTCCAGCTACAAAAAACTCACCCTCAGTTACAAGACCCCAAGGAGAAAAAGATTTTGTAACCTTCTCACCAAGAACACGATTTAGACGACGGCAAATATAAGGAACGTCATACAATCTAATATTCCACCCAGTAATAACCTCTGGAGTATTTGAGGACCAATAATCAAGGAAGTTTTGGAGTAACCTATACTCAGATCCGCACTCAATATACTTTACATTATCCTGTTTATTGTTAAACGGATATACTCCCCAAGTAATAATTTTCTTAGTTGAATAATCTTGGATTGTAATTGTCAAAATTTCTTCGGAAGCAGACTCTACATCAGGGAATCCGTTCTCAGAAGCAACCTCAATATCAAGAGTTACGAGTTTGATCTTGGTAATATCAAACTTAATCTCATCTTCAGGATACTTTTCAGAAATATACTGAAAGACATATCGATCATTACCGTAGATCTTGAATCCATCTACGTTCTCGTATTTCTTATAAAAGTCTCGACATTCTCGAACTGAACCAGGAACAATTGGCTCTACATTCTCACCATCGAGAGTTTTGTATTTCGATTCTTTCTTTGAAGGAACAAAGAGGGTTGGAGAAAACTCCTCTTTGAACATAACACTTTTGCCATTTTCATAACCACGGACGAGAAACTGGTTCCCGATCATTTGCACATTGGTATAAAATCTCATTTAAGCAGGTTCTGATATTTTTCAAGAAGTGTTGGTTTCGGATCAGCGATTGTAAGAATCTTATCAGAATGAATCATAAAAGTATTCTGAGAACAAACTCCAACTAACCAAGGAGATAGAGTTTCATCTTTTTCATTTAGAACAAAAGGTTCAACCAGTTTACAATCTGGTTCTCCAAGTTCAGAAGGAACTTCTTCAATCTGAGATATCAGAATCTGATTGTTCATCAGTACTAGTAGTTTCGTCATTTTTAAATTGATCCTCATACATTTTTTTAATTCCAGAAATTGGTTCTACAATTGTGACCAACCAATCGATTGGAATTGCCACGGTAGTATCACTAGAAAAACTGGGCCAACGATGAAGAGTAACTGACATTTGTTTTTGTTCTTCCCCACTATCATCAGTTATGGAATATCTACCATTTAGTTTTATTGTGCATGGATTTTCTAAAAAATAAGTAATAAATTTATCTTCATCATAACCCTCTTTGATATCACAAAGAACGTTCTCTCCAGATTTCAATATAGCAATTTTTACAGTCATAGTACCTTAAATCCCAAAACATTCTACCAATAAAAAGAGGGGAAGTCAACTGGATTTTGCCAGTCGTTCCCCTGCGCCGACGATATTCAGTTATATTTAGATATAATCCTTTCTCTGATGATGATCAGGAACAATCTTTCTTAACTCAATTCTGAGGAGTCCGTCTTCGAATGTAACGTTGGATACTTCTGTGTCGTCGGATAAAGTCCAGGCTCGTTTGAAACTTCTTTGAGCCAGTCCCTTGTGGATAAACGTCTTGTCCGATTCGGAATCTGATTTTTGTCCTTCGACAAAAAGTTTTCCATACTCTGTGTACGCATGAACTTCCTCCTTTTTGAATCCAGCAAGAGCAATTTCTAGATGAGATTCTACATTACTTATCTGAACAAGATTGTATGGGGGATAATTTGATGTAGTTTCGTGAACATTAAAGATACGATCAAGATACTCATCCATCCCAATACTGTTGCGAGTAATCTTATCCAGAAGAGTAGGAAGATCCGCAGAAGTATACCTTGTGAGGTTGGTCATTATTGTAGCTCCTTTGAAAGCGAGTTTGTGTTTTGTGAACCCTTACGGCGTTCATTACTAATTATACAAGAAAGCATAAAAAAGGGAGTGTTGAACTCCCTACAAAATCATTCGGTTTCCTGACCCTTTCCTTTCTTACCAATATTGTATTTCTGTTCCAGGATCCAATCACCCTTGTCCTTATATGCAAGAACCTTGATTTGGTTCAAAGGAGCAATATCGGAAATTGAATCTTCCTTAACTACCGTAATCAGTCCCCAATCAGAAAGAAGACGAGTAATACGATTCCTGCGTTGAACATCATTCACTGTAAGGTTTGCATGCTTACCATCAAGAGCAAACAATTCCTTAAAGTGAACAACATAATATCTACCCTGCTTATGCAGAATATGGCATGATTGATAGAGTTTTTTCTCTTTTCTAGAAGCAACTCCAATACGAGTCAAAGTTTCACGTACCTTCAGAAAATCATCAGGTTCATTCAAAACGACCTCCACCATCATATCGGGAGACCAGTTTACTTGTGGTTCAATTGTTTGAGTAGTCATTTCGTTCCGCCAGTTTCAAGTCGTTGTTTAATAAAATTAAGTTGTTCTTTATTTAGAATCTTCAAAGCTTGAGATGCTTTATCATTACTATAACCATAGTATTGCTTAACGCATTCTAAATCTTTGACTTTATCTTTACGGAGCCAGGGAGAAAATCTCTTCCGTTTCCTCAGACTATTTAGATAAAAAGAATATTGCATATCTTTGTCAAGGTGAGAGTTTATATTCATCTCATTTGCATAAAGAATACAATCAATATGTCCAGACAAACAACGATTGATAATAAAGGGAGGATAATCCTTAATATCCTCAGAAAGATCTTCTTTTGTAAAGTTAATAGAGTTTAACCAATCTTTTAGTTCCATTATTTAAATTCACACTCACACATAATTTCAGTCAACGCTGCCAGAAGATTAATTTCCTGATCGGCAACGAAGGCAATTTGATACTGATACTTAGCAATAATGAGCACAGCAGAAGGAATACTACCGTTTTCAAGGGATGTAAGAAGAGCATCGTAAAGACGACGGAGTAATACACCAGAGTCATTATCAAGATTATTGACGACCCATTTACGAACTTCCGTAAAGTTCTTTTCTTTGAGACTTTTAATGAGATCATTTAGAGAAACATCGGAGAATGAAGCAAGAATACCAGAGTCAATTTTACCACCAGTGGAGTAACGTTGAATCTCATTTAGAACTCTTCGGAAATCAGGGAAATGTTTTGATACCAGTTCCGCAACGACTTTTTCATCATACTCAATCTTTTCTGTATCCAGGATTGATTGAAGTCGTTGAAAGAAAGATCCTGCAAGTTGAACTCTTTGCTTCCCTTTGATGGTGAAGTCGATGACCGCACATCGGGAGTGAAGAGGTTCGATGATTTTGTTCTTGTAATTACAGGTGAAGATGAATCGGAAGTTGTTATAAAATGCCTCAATATTTGCCCGTAGTAAGAGTTGTACGTCGTTTCCTGTGTTATCAGCCTCATCGATGATGATGACTTTGTGTTTAGCAGATCCAGAAAGTGAGACGGTCGAAGCAAAGTTCTTGGCTTGGTTCCGTACAGTATCCAAGAAACGCCCCTCGTCGGATCCGTTGATGACATAAAAATCTGCTCCCAACTCATTACATAGTGCTTTTGCGATGGTGGTTTTACCAATACCAGGAGGTCCT